CGCCTTTTTAACGGGTGTGTCGTCTCTGAGCTTCAAATTGGAATTTTCGTCCTCTTCGAAGTATCTTATCTTCCCACTCTCACCAATACCCCTCTGACGAACCCAAGGATATCCTTCAGATGTTTGCATATTGAACTTGTCAAAAAACTCGTCCTCAGCACCGTTGATAGCAACGGCATCTGTGGTATCCTCAAGCTCACCCAAACAATCATGCCAACTATCAGCTATATCCATGACTATTTCATGACACAGAGCTTCATCTAGTAAGTCCATTGGTTGTTTAAATTTTTCCATACCTTGTTTTAGCGGATCATATTGTATACCTGCTGGAATACGAGGATCCGTTGCTGTCAAAATTGCAGGCTGTTTAATCTCGACATGCACAGCCTTCTGACTACCATCTGAAAATGTTTCAGTTAAATTGGTAGGCATATATCGCATGTCGTCTGGTACTGGGACAAACATTGTTTTCCCAGAAATGTAAGGTCTGTCTGCAACTTTGGGAATAAATCCAAGCTTACGATACCCAGGGTATGACACACCAATTTCTTCAGTGATGCGCAAACTTGAATCACAGGTTAAATCAGTCAAAGTTGGCAGCAGGGTAGCAGTGGAAGTCCATGAATTGTGTGTACCCTTTGTATAACCTGAAGCAACATGCATGCCTATGACACGTCGCTGGCCTTTCCACATCGTGGTAAGAATAGCACCACAATCCTCTGCATAAGTAGCACATTTCGAAGTTATCGAAACAGGGATCTCATTACGATAAGATCCACCCATAGCATATGTGCTAAAACTTTGCATCTCACGACAGATCTTAGCGTTTGACGACCATCTGTCTATGATGGGTTGTTCTGCTGGCAGGGCTTGCAGGGAAGGGTCCACGTGTCGCAAATTGCTCTTACGCTTTACCACCACGACATTGATATCGAAAAGAGTTGGCAATTGGTCGATATCGACATCAAAGGCAACCTTACTGGGTTCTTGGAGAGGGGTGAAACATGCATCATGGTAAGTAACGGCTTCCGTACCGCTATAACTCCGCACGTTTTTCTCATCCCAAACCAAGCGCACAGCCCTCGCCGTTCCGTCAGGTAAGCGCGACACAGCTTCCAGGTGTGCGCCATTTGGTATAGCTTCAGCCTGGTGTTTCGTGAGGTACACAAATCGTCCTTTCCCTCGGATACACGAAATAAGACCACCACCTGGTATTTCCAGCCACACTAGTAATGACATGAGATAGTCATCTTTGTTACCAGCATTAGCTAGCAATCCCAACCCATTTACATTTCTATATTGAATAGGAATATTGCGCGTACTATATCGCGCAGTACTCCCTTCACTACTGCTGTAAACAGAACTAATAGCCCCAGC